CGGGTACATATCAGTTGGCGAGTTAATCGAGGCTCACCTCAACAACTCCAAGCGTTTGTACAGGATGCTATTGTCTGAGGGGGTAGCGCGAGAGACTGCGCGTATGATATTGCCTATGTGCACAAAGACCAAGATCCACATGACTGGTAACATCAGGTCTTGGATTCATTTTATTGACTTACGCGACGACGAGCATGCTCAAAAAGAGATACGAGATATAGCCAAGCTTATCAAGTCAAGGCTCATCTTAGAACTACCAAACATATTTAAAGCTCTTACAAATGAAAGTGACAATATTCGAGAACGTCTTTCAGAAGGACAACCCTCACCACATACACCTATCGACGGCACTCAAGCGAATTCAGGAGGGGAGTTCTGCAACCACGATTAGTGAAGTAAGGGGTGGAGATAAAGAATCAAAGAAGAAGCTCCCCGTTGTTCTTTTCAGCGGGGAGTTTTCGTCTCGTAGTGACGAAGCCCTTTTCGATCATAGCGGCTTTATTGTTCTCGATTTCGATCATATTGATGTCGCTTCTTCCAAGTCGCTTCTTGCAACTGATCCTTATGTATACAGCTGCTGGGTGTCTCCGAGTGGAGACGGCCTTAAAGCGCTGGTCAGAATAACCAACCCAGAGAGACACAGAGACCACTTCCGTTCTCTCGTTACGTACTTCTCAAAACAATACAACCTACAAGTTGATGAGTCCGGTGTTAATGAGTCGAGAGCATGCTTTGAGTCTTACGACCCTGACATATCCATCAATGATGACGCTATAAGGTTTGGTGCTTTTGCTACTGAGCGTAGCGAGCAACAGGTAGCCAATCAGGAGGGGGTGTTCACTGACTACATGAAGCTAAACCTTGCTTGCCGTATGGTGAGGATGGCGGATGACGGAGACAAGCACAACACTTTATTGAAAGCTTCTAAGCTTGTTGGTGGGTACATCACGGCTGGGCGTATAGAGGAGGATGAGGCTGTTCGTGTTCTCTTTCGGGAGATCAGCAAGCGTGATATAGACTCAGAAGAGCATGCTTACAATACAATCAGGGCTGGTATAGAAGAAGGAAAGAAGGCCCCTATCAGAGAGCTAGTCAACGATGAGAAGTCTATTGAGAGGGAGATGCGTATCAATGACGGCGACATGTCTTTCATCTCTTCTGACGACTCTGACTACAGGATGATTGAAGATTACGCCAATGGTAAGATCGTTCTGGGATTGAAGACTGGCAACGAAGCTCTCGATGAGTACTTCAGGTACAAGAAAGAGTTTGTGATTATCAACGGGCATAGCAACGTAGGTAAGACTACGATGGCTCTGTACATGATGGTAAATGCAGCTGTACAGCACGACTGGAAGTGGGTGTTGTATTCATCTGAGAACACTACATGGAGCGTAAAGATGACACTCATGGAGTTTGCTGTTGACATGCCAATCGGGAGTATGACTTATGATCAACGAAAGGCTGCTTTCAAGTGGGTGAATGAGCACTTCACTGTGATAAGCAACAAAGAGGTGTACAGCTACTCTGACATCATTCTCTTTTTAGAGAAGACGATTCGTATGCAAGAAGTTGATGCTGTCTTTGTTGATCCCTACAACAGCCTCAAGATTGAGATGCGTAACAACTCTATCGGGGTTCACGACTACCACTACGAGGCAGCTTCTGAGTTCCTTACGTTTTCTACAGCCAACAACATAGCCGTGTGGTTGAATATGCACGCTGTGACGGAAGCGCAGAGACGCAAGGGTGACGATGGATTGCCTATTGCTCCGTACGCAGAAGACACAGAAGGTGGTGGTAAGTTTGTGAACAGAGCAGACTGTTTCTTGACTATACACAGAAAGGTACAGGCTCCAGATCCTAACATGAGAAAGACCACTGAGTTTCACGTTAGGAAGGTCCGAGAGGTCAAAACAGGCGGTTCTCCATCACCTATTGACCAGCCATTCAACTTTGTCATCAACACTACACGGACAGGTTTCAGGGCTACAGACACGCTGGAACCCTTATTTCAGCCGATAAAAACCGATTTTAGCCTGTACAAAAATTTTAACATATGAGTCGATAGATATGTCAGAAATCTTGTCGAACTTTGACTCATGTCAAGGAGACCAAAACGAGGCACAGCGCCTCGCCAAGGCGCAAGAAAAAGACAGCTTGGACGCTACAAGTCCTCACTAGAGAAATACTGTGCTGACCAATTGAGCGAATTCAAAATCCCCTTCTCTTATGAAGAAACAGAATTCACTCTATTAGAATCCTTCAGATTCAACGGAATCTACTGGAAGATGACTTCCAAGAGCAAGGATATGAGCGACAGATCAAACAAGATTGTTCTACCTATCAAATACACACCTGACTTTATAGGGACAAAGAACAGATTCATCATAGAGACTAAAGGGTACACACCCTCTCACCATGACTTCCCGATGCGTTGGAAGCTGTTCTTGAAGTATCTTAGTGATTTAAATGAACCACCACCTGCTCTCTTCATCCCGAAGAATAAGCAACAAGTGGATCACACTATTCAAATAATACTTCAATTGATAAAGGATGGAGAAATCTGAACTGGGTAGAATATTCTCGATAGCGAGCTCTAGAATAGCTGAATCATGCTCTGAACTATACGAATCACTGTTTGATAAAGAAGGACAGCCTCTGTACGACATTGACGAGATAAACGCTCACATAAGAGCCTTTCAGCGTCAGGTTGGTGTGGAGGCTGACCTCATTAGACAAGCAATCATTGAGTACAAAGAGACCAATGGTTGAGGTAGATATAACAGAAGAGATGATAGCTGCTGCAAAACAAAGAGCAGAGGCTATGGGGGCAATAAAGAACAGCCTCACTAAAGGGGACGGCAACCTATCCGGTTTTATCGGAGAGGAGATGGTGTTGAAGCTGTTCCCTTCTTTTTCTACTCACAGCACAAAAGATTTCGATTTAATCTATAACGATGGTTCTGAGAACTTGAAGATAGAGGTTAAAACAAAGAGGAGGACAGTAGAACCGAAGGACTTCTATACTTGTCACATCGCAAAGACAAGTACACACCAAGACCCAGACGTGTATTTCTTCTGTCAAGTGAATATGAAGACAGAGCCTTACAGGGGATGGGTTTTAGGTTGGTTACCTAAGAATGTATTCTACGATCGTGCAGAATACAGAAGTAAAGGTCAGTTAGATGAGAGAGGATTTGCTGAAAAAACAAACTCTTTTGTCTGTAAAATATCTGATCTTTACGCTGTAGAGATATTCTAAATCTGGCTATATTAGCCGTCCATTTCCAAAATTTTTATTCATGAACAAAGACATCCCTTGGGGGGAGGTAGGATACCCCGTCTTCAAACGAACCTACGCGAGAGTTAAGCCTGACGGACAAACAGAAGAATGGGAGGACACAGTAGAGCGTGTCATAAAAGCATGTAGGGAACAGCTTAATTGCGGTTTTACTCAGTACGAAGAGGGTCAGGTGAGAGAGATGATGATGGAGTTAAAGGGTACTGTGGCTGGTAGGTTCTTGTGGCAGCTCGGTACAGCAACCGTCGATCGACTCGGCCTCCCTTCTCTTCAAAACTGTGCTTTTGTTGTTGTAGATGACCCTATCCGTCCGTTTACGTGGGCATTCGAGATGCTTATGCTCGGCTCTGGTGTTGGGTTTAACATTCAGAGAGAGAATGTCTACCAGCTGCCTAAAGTGAAGGCTCGTGTTGATGTCACAAGATGTGATGTCAACGATGCTGACTTCATCGTTCCTGACTCTCGTGAGGGATGGGTAGAGTTGCTCAAGCGTACTTTAGAAGCTTCATTCTTTACAGGAGAGAGCTTTACGTTCGCCACACACCTCATCAGATCCAAGGGCTCACCCATCAAAGGATTTGGAGGTACAGCCTCTGGACCTGAAGACTTGGTGTGGGGCATGCAAGAGATCAACAAGATACTGAATAAACGAGCAGGCCACAGACTGTCCCCAGTAGACTGCCTTGACGTAATGAATATCATCGGGCGCATCGTCGTAGCTGGTAACGTGCGTCGATCAGCGCAGATTGCGCTTGGTGATAGTGATGATATCGAGTACTTGCGGGCTAAGCGTTGGGACTTAGGAGGTATCCCAAAC